AGCTTTGTGCTAAATTTATTTCTTGTTCTCCTGTCTTTGTTTTAATAACTAAAGTATCTCCTCTTAACTCAGAACCTGTAACCCCATCAATGTTTCTTATATATGAGTTTAAGGCAGCAACATCACCCCCTAACACGAATCTATCTATAAGTCTGCTGTTATTAATAGCATCTGATTCACCTTTAGTAGGTTTTGTTGGTCTAACAAATTGTTGATCAGTTTCTGAGATAAGCTTAGCTTCGATAGCGTTCTTAAACGCCTCTCTAGCATATTCTTTTTGGTCTTCGGTTAATTCAGGAACTAGCTTACCATCCTTGTATACCATCTTAACGTGACCCATTTCTTTTGTCACCGTTTCAGTTATAGGTTTACCATTACTGTCGTATCCAGTTATTTTTTCATAGCTAACACTCTTAGTTCCCTTAGACCCATCCCTATCATAATCAAGTCCTAGGTAATCCATAAGGACAGATGCTATTTTATCGTCAGTATTAAGTTGGCTAGTAGTTGTATTCTCTAACCAATCTTTGTAAGCGGGGTTTAGTCTAGCGCTACTTATGTCTCTTGTAGATGTGATTGCATTCTTCCAAGCAGGTACATCTTTAGTTAATTCTGTAGTAACTTGGTTTACATCAACATAAGCAAACTCTTGTGCCTGAATATTGTTAAAAGCTTTAACGGGTTTTATGCTGCCCTCAATTATCTTTCCTGTTTCCGGATCTATGTCCGCATAAAAACCATTACCCTGAGAGTCGTACTGTATGGTTCGTTTATCTATATTAGCAAATTCACCCATTTCCATAGCAATGGCTTCATTACCTTTTCCCTTAGCCTCGCTAATTCTTTTGAAATTTTCGTTATAAGTATTTAGGGCACTAGTTAGGTTGTCCCATGTGTTATTTACACGAGTTCTATATAACTTTGAGTCGTTTACAGACACTAAGCCAGACTTCATAAGCTTGTGTCTCTCCAGTAGCATCTTCTTAGCCTCTTGTGCTCTTTCTTGAGCCCAAACATTAGCCTCTTTATCAAGACCTTGAGGATAATCCTCAATCTTTTTTAGCTCCTCTAAATGAGTCTCCTCTAACTCAAGCTTTAGCTTTTCTCTTCTGTTTTCTTCAGATATTAAGTCGTCAGAAATCTTCTTAGTTATCCCAGCCCAGTCTACAGTAGTCTTATCTACTTCTCTAGCTTTGTATCCGTATCCTGTCATTGTGTTGTATTATTGTCCTATCCTAGAAAAGTTAGAAATAGCTTGTTGCTCTTGGCTTGTTAAAGCCTGGCTTTGTCTACTACCTCCATAAAGCTGTGTAGGAGTTACTCCTGTTAACCCCATTAAAGCGTTAAGAGGTAGAGCACCATTAAAGGGTAGCCCGGAGGGTGTTTGGGTAATTCCGCCTACCATCTCGAAGTCTGATGCAGGCTTACTTCCCTGAGGAACTGATACATCAACAGTGCCTATAAAACCTTTTCTATTAGGAAGCACCCCGTTCTGAGCATCCATTATCTCTTGTGGTGTCATTTTGTTTATCATACTAGGGTCTATACCCTTGCTAACCAATAATTCTGTAGCATTCTTTCTTGCCTCTCTGTCACTAAACAAATCCCTCTGCTGTTGCGCCGTTAATGCAGCGTTTCCTAACCCAACAATACCACTAGTTAAATTTGCAACAGACTGCTCTGTAAGATCGGTAGCCATTTGTTGGAATCCTTGTGCCTCTGCTAAATCAATATTAGCCTGTGCTGTGTCAAGTCTAGATTGCTCACTTGCAATCATTTTGTCTCTCTGAGCTAACGCCTGTTCCATAGCTTGTCTCTGTTGTTCTGTTCCAGCTGCCGCTATTCCTTGAACCTTACCAACACCTCCTATTAACGTTCTTGTACCAGCCTCCTGCAACGCTTGAATATTCTGCATCTGTTGTGCAGTATTCTCTCTCATAGCTTGTCTATAAGGCTCTAAAGGAACCTGTAGTTCCTTCATTCTGTTTATCTCTAATTTCTTTCTAGCCTCTTCGGTAGCCTTGGCAGCTGCTCTCTCAGCATCTCTAGCCATTCTTCTTTGCTGTATTGAGTCCATGATACTCTTACCAGAACCTAACACCTGAAGACCTATTCCTATTGCCGCAAATGGTATTGCCATGTGATCTATCTTTATTGTTACAAATATACTATTTTTTTATGGATGGCTTTTAAATAATCGCGATCCCACGCTATATAATTCTACAAAGTTTGAGGCGGCATCCGTAGGTAATTCTAGGTGATACTCCATGTAGTAACCTGTGTTACCGTAAGACTCCGCAATGTTGTTCTTAATATACATAACGAACGTACCAGTTGTAGGTATTGTTCCGTTAGTGGTATCGACAGTAATGTCGCTACCATCTACAGCGGTTATCGTACCAACCAACACCTCATTAGATGTATACATAAGGTCACCAATAGATACCATTGAATCAATGTTAAAGGTAAACCCTATTACAACAGCTGTAGCTACCGTTGAGTCTATCGTACTAACAGACCCAATACCTTGTGCCGACCTCATCTCCAACACACCATCATCGTCGTTTCTTCTAATATGCGCGAAGTAGTCACCCTCCTTTAATGAGAACCAACCTCTGTCAATGAATCCTGTCCCTAGGTCACTTGTTAGTGTACAATCCCAAGGAGCAGTGGTTTCTAACACAATAGTCTTGAATGTCTTAACCGTACTCGGTGACTCGTTGATAATTCCCGTTATAGTAGCCTGGTACTGAGTACCATAGAAGTTACATCTATCACCATCTGAATTGTGCCTATAAAGGTTCCCTCCCTTAAACGTAAAGAGATGGTTATTCATCCCCAAGATGTACTCAGGGATGTATGAATAGAATGATTGCCAACCCTTTGCGGAGTCGCTGTATGTTAGTGTTTTAGCCATCTATAAAATATTCTTCTTGAGATAACGCTACGTAGTCTCTCTTGTTAACAATATCACCTCCCATTATAGTCTCGAAGTTAGACTCTATAGCAGATAATAAAATGCCGTTTGCGTCGTTTGTAGACAACACAACTGGGTTACCTATCTTGTCTATGGTATCAATCCACAGATACCATGTGTTATTTACAACCGCTACCACTACCTTACTTGAGTTAGTATTAGAGTTATCTAGGTCTGGCTTCCAATCCCATGTCTGACTATAGAACTCACTTGCCGTTTGGTATTGATTCTCGGTACTCGTAGGGCAAGATATGTCTACAAGGTCAAAGTTATTGAATGCTTCTACCGATGTAAATCTAATAGTCACCTCTTGCGGTGTTGCTGTCGTCTTGTTAAACTGCAATTTTATCTGTCCATCAGATGCTAGTGGTGTTCCTGAAGGATACCCCGCAACTACACCTATCTGATTACCGACAGACCCGTCACCTGTGGTAGGTCTATTAACTGTAGTGTCAGCTATATCAGACGCGTCAAAATCAACCGCATTTGAACCTTGTATCACAAAGAAACCGTTGTACACATATTCATCTAAACCAGTTTCGTTTATAATATTGTTTTCAAACGAAGTATTAGGAAGCCCGTCACCCACGAATAACGAGTCTGCCACAACGTTACCATCCCATATAAGCTCCGCTCTAGCTGGAGCGTTACCCATGTCGAACGTAAACTCGCTATTACCAATAAAGTCTCCTAAACTTACATTGAACTCATACGTTCCTTCCTCTCCCTGTATACTCATGGTATCTGAGCATTCTAAAGCAGGTTCTACATAATCCCATACTAAATAAAGGTAACTAGCACCTGTAGGGTTTGAGTATGTAAACGTTGCCTCGTAGATGTCTGGACCTACATTATTTATAGGACTCGCCTCTTGTAGTAATGGTGTAAGTGTATTGATGTCAGCCTCCGTGTATAGGGTATCCGATACCAAGTACTTAAACTTATCACCTTCCCACTCAGCAGTATCACCAGGTTGTTTGGTGTATCTCATTCTGATGGTAGATCCCTCTGGAGGAATGCCGTCTGTTAATGAGTTACCTATGTATAAAGATACAGGGCCGCTGCCAAACGTTACAAAGTCTGTCTGTACGCTGCTTTGGTAATTACCGTTATCCCATATGTAGCTATGGTGTATCTCGTCACCTGCCATTTGTGAGTTGTTCTTCACTACTCTAATGATACTTAAAGGATTAAACACAGGACAACCTACTGTTAATGAGTAAGTTGCGTTTGTTGGTGTAATAGTCACACTCATGGTGTCGGTGTCTGCATCTGCTCTGTTAAACGATAGCGTGCCATTTCCAGTAACAACACTATCAATAACCTCCGTACCGTTGTAAGAAACAGATACATCTATAGACCCAACAGCAACATTATAATCTAGATTAACAGCACCAGTATTACTTCCGATGTCTACATTGTAGGTAACAGGGGTACTCGATAGTGTTTGAGATATATTAAACCCACATTCAGTAGTGTCGGTATCAACTGGCATAACATCGTCTTTAATAGATAGCACGTACTCATCCGAGAATGGATCGTACCCCCCTAGTTTTATGGTGTTAACACCTCCAATGAACTCATCCCTAAACCAACTTCTCATATGGTAGTTGGATAGTACGTCTAATTGGTTTTGGCCGTTCACTTTTAGCACACAGCCTCTCTTAGCGTCGGTAAAGTACACATTGCTTCCGTAAGACGCAAAGCTTTCTGGATTATTACTGATACCATGTTCCTGTGGGAATGGCACTTGATTACCTAGTACCTGTGGTATACTCGTTAACGAGCTTCCTCCTACGGCATCAGAAAGAATATTCTTGCCTTGAAGTACGTATGATATCCTATCCTCTTGCAGCACTAGTATGTTAGTTTCCCTAGCGTGAAGAACCTGAATATCCCCATAGTTTCGTTCCATGGTCTTAAAGTTACCTAAAGCTAGGTTGAACTCGTTCAGTCCATTTATGTTAGACTCGTCATTATAAACACCACTGTAAGTAATGTCTGAACCTCTATGAGACTCTTTGTATTCTTTGTTAGATACCGCAGAAACACGCTCCCCAATAGTCAAAGAAAAACCATCTAGCTCGTCGCTAATTTTCATAGATTCTGCACCATTACCAAAGCTGTAACAGTTGAACATGTCTAACATTGCAACGGCAGGAGCATTCGGTGTTTGATTTTGAATATCACCTGTATGAAGCCCGTTAACGATAGGGTAGCTCTTGTGCCCCTCAAAGAATATATCATTGGTATAATCCAAAGGCTCGGTCTCGAATATAAGAATGTCTCCAGCTGGATACACCTCTATTTCTGCATATATCTTACCTCTTCTTCCGTTACACTTATCGTTACCACTTCTTACACCTAAAAAAGCATAGCCCTCTACAGCACCTCCAGAAGCGCCTCTAACATAATACACCTTTGCTACACCATTGGTATAATCTGGTGGATTAGACGTTGATGGGAAAGATGTTATTTCTCTTATCGTTGGATCCCATACCATTGTAGGAGTAGTGTTGTCACTACTATCTATATCAGGGTTATTAGAAGGTACTGAAGGATCAAAGTTCTCTCCAACAAGAAAATCATAAAGAGTATCGTAGTTTCTTGTAGATATTATCTCTTTGTCGTAAACATACTTTCTAGAACCACAAGCCGAACCACTCCCACCTCTTTCATCTCTTATCTTTATACGAACCTTGCTACCTATTCCTATTCCGTATTCCGATACAGAATTAGGTGCTGTATCATCATCTACGTATGTTGGGTAAGCAATTACAGGGGCCTCTCCACGACTAGCCTCCGTACCATATGATATAGGCTGTACTTCTGTTAAGTCTTGCACGTCAAATCCTGACTTACGAAGTTTCATATAAACACCAGGAGGCGAAAGCACATCGTCAGATATGAAGTTCCTTTCTTTATTATCTATATCTAGTACCTTTACCTTTATTCTGTTATTAGTTGCACCGTTAGAATCACTCTTCACGAATAAAGTATCACCAACCTTGCACTTGGTTTGATTATCTCCCTCTAGTAGAAACCACCAACTATTATCAGTGTCATCAAAGTAGTAGAAGTTTGTATATATGGTGTCGTGACCCTGCTTATCAGGTTTCATTAATAGTCTATATCTGCTAGCCCAACTAGGTGGTTCGTTGTTTATTTTGACCTGTATATTATTTCTAAAAGTAGATCTATTGGCAGGCACAAAAACAGAGTTACTATCGTTAACTAATGTCGTTGTAGATCGGTTATACTCGTCCATGTATTCAATACCTACCTCATAGCCTCTATCACTATGAAGGCTCGATGGAGACGATATAGTTGAGAACGTAGCTGTAGAGACAGAATACTTAAAGTACTCATATGCAAACACTCCTGGATTAGCGTTGTCCTCATACTTTATTGCTGGAACCTGAAACGCAAGCGTATTAGCTCCCGCTCCTGTTGGTGCAAACACATCAAAGTCACCATTGTCACTATCTATACCTCCTCCAACTTTAGTCCATCCAGACTTTGCAGTAACATTAGTATAGAATTGGTCTGTTAAGCTATAACCATCTGCTGAACTAGCAAATGGCAAAGATGATAACACCTTGCTTGTAAAAAGCGGGTCAGATACCAAGTCAGCTATTGAGTTATAATCTCTAGGCAGTACATATACAAAATCCTCTCTATAATTATTTTGAGGCTCATTGCCGTCTACATAGTTACCAGAAGGGTCAATAAAACTATCGTGAGATATGTTAAAGTCAATACTTATAGATGCACCTCTAACTAATTCTATGCCTGTTAGATCTATATAAATAGTACTGTCATCTATACTCCTATTGGTTTCTATCGTGTAATTACTAACCAAACTCTCTGTAGCAAGGACTTGAAGTCTAACCTCGTCAGATATTAATTCAAGGTCATAATCAATAACGGTATCTACATCGTAGCCATCCACATAGTTACCGTAGAATATACGGTTAGCCATAGACGTCTGTGCTTTGGCCTTCTTAGGTACGTTGTCAAATCGTCTTAGTATCTCATCATCTGGCAGAGTAGTGTAAATCTTTTGATTATCAAAATCCACTACAGCAGTATCATTGTCACCCCACCCTTTATCTTCCTTGTCAAACCTCTCTATAACATGCACTACATTAGTGTGAGATAATTTAAAACAAAGGTCTATACCAACTACCTGCTTCGCCCCAGTGTTAAAACTAATATTAACAGCATTGGCTAGGTTAGTCATTCCTGTCTGATCGTAGTTGTTTAAGTCTACAGAGAATGGCCCTGCCAAAAACGCTACCTCTGAAAACTGAGATAACGCAGAGTATTCACCATTCTCATATCTATACCTATAAGCAAATCTAATAAACCGATCCTCCATATAGTTGTTGTCCGTCGGCTGTGTTATCAGACTGATAGTAGGACTATCTACAGGTGGTTTAACGATTACAGATATATCATCCTCCTCGATTTCGTCTACACCATTCACAGGCATAGGGTATGTCTTGTTTATATTGATTCGTCTTGGCTGATTGTAATTATCAGTAAAGAACAACATATCATCAATAAGGTCAATTCCATTTATTAGGTATTCAGGGTTAAAATTAAGTACGCTAGTAGATACAACATGGTATCTTAAACTACCATTATTTTGGTTGTAGGATGCGATTATATCAGCCTCATCAGAGGTTACAAACCAAAATATAGTCTCCTTAGCACCAAACTCATACGCCCCAATACATACAGCATTAGTTAAAGGAGCACCATCATACTCAAGTTCTGCAACAAGCTCGTTACCCTTTGCGTTCTCTACACTCCCTGCCTCACCATCTTCATCTGAAGATATTCTGATATTAAGTGCATCAGTATACTGTCCGTTAGGTAGCAGCCTCTCATCTAGGCTTTTGTTCATCTTACTACCTACAAATACTCTGTTTAAATCCATACTACTTCAACCACTTTTGAGCACCTCTAAGCTCTTGTAATAGTCTGCTTGGGTGTATGTTACCGATTCTTATTCTAGCGTTTCTAAGCAATGCTGATTTGCGCTTCTGAGCACGTCTAACAACGTACTCTTGTATGTTCACCTTAGAGTTCAGTATAGCATAGCTTATATAGGCATACATATACTCCTCGAACATCTTGTTTACCTTAATATCAGAGTTGTCACCGCCTTCCATACCATCAGACACGTATTCTAGTACAACTATTTCACCAGCCATAGGTGAGCTAAAATTAATTACACCTCCTTTCTTGTTAATCTTAAATGTTGGGTTACTATTGGCTGTTTCGGTATTCATACCCATTCTTGCACTTATAGGGTAATCAAATATCCATCTACCATCAACATTATAACCCATCTCACCATGCATGATACTATCACCTAGATACTCTGTCTTGTGAAATCCACTAATCCTGTCCTCATCTAGTGTTGAGGTTCCTGTAAGTACATTACCTTCCTCATCAAATAACACATTACATTCGTTGTCCTGTAAATATGCTGTAGCAAAGTTTGTGTTCTTGTTTTCCGTAAGAGGGAATAGTACACCATTCTTATATAAAGATATCCTTACCCAATTTACATAATCGTTAGGTAGTATCACAGAAGCATTGTCACAAACACTAAGCTCTATAATCTTTGTCTCCTTAAATGCGTCATAATTAAGCTCCTGTATAGCTCTCTTAGCATGAAATAACACAGTATCTCTTTGCACATTGTTTACTAGTTTGTCGTTACCAACATACTGCATCATGTAGTTGTTAACTATTTGTGCTAGAGACACATACTGATAAGAACCCCAATTCTCATCTTCTGGAAGGTTCCCACCATTCTCATAATATTGATATCCTGTAAGGTATGCCATTATCGTTGTCTTTGTTGTTCTTGTAATTCGTCAGTCTGTGCAGCGGTATAAACATCTTTCTCCCTGATAGAGATACCAACATACTGAAGTATCTTAGATATTAATAGAGGTTCGTCTGTATGAGGCAATTCAAAGTCTTGATAGTCATTTGCACTCTGATCAAACAAAGGCTCTCCGTTCTGTAGTGTTACATATGTCCACTTCGGGTCTAAAGGCTTTCTTATGTAAGCACAAAGAAGCTCATCCATACCTCCTGGAAGTGTGTTAAATACCTCCGTAACAGTACCTTGTATCGTTTTCTTTAACTGTGTATACACTGGGTACTCAGTAGTAGGTGTAACTAGATTCGAGTTTTGAATCATTAGAAATCTAGAATTAGAAATTTTGTCCAACATATTACCACCAAAAGAAACGTTATTTATGGTATAGTAGTCAGCAGGAACCTCAAAATTGTTCTGCGCACCTACAATTGGCTCTAACTCAGCCTCTACCATAAAGGAATCTATGACCTCTGTCAGTGTCTTAACTAAATCCGCATAGTCTGACCCAGACATTCTAGCGTTTTGCTTAACAACCCAATTGTTATACCTATAAAAGTAGTCCTCAAATATGTCTAACTGCGCTTGCTTTGCGTAAAGATTAAAATCACCCGGAGATATGTAACCGAAGTTCTGTTTATTAGCAATAGCTAAAACAGTGTTTCTCACACTATTAATCATCGTAAAAGTATTTACACAAAGATAATCAAAAAAAAGACCCCTTCATTTACGAAGAGGTCTCTCTTATTTATGTAATTTAAACTAGTCTTCTAGCTTATTTGACAACAATTTCATCACTTCGATGCCTTCATCCGTTTGGAAGAACGAAACCAATGCTGTAATTGGTGATTCTCCAAATGGGATACCTAACAATTTTTTCTTGTTATTAGATAGGTTGTAGTAAATATCCTTGTTCTTGTTCTTTAGTTTTAATAAACCTTCTGCAAAACACTTAGCCGCAGTACTCTGTAATTGTAACTGAGGGTCATTAAGCGTATCTAAGAAGTCTACAGGGTTATTCTTAGCATACATTCTAACGTCTCTTTTAAGCTCCGCAGAACTCATCTTATCAACGTTTAGACCTAATGCAATACGACCGATAGTTTCTAGCATATCAATGCTTAATTCTCTAGCAGCAACCTGTGCATCAAGTTGAGCGTCTAATCTCTCTACATCTATTGAAGCATCTTTCTCTTGATCTACCTCTTGAAAAACAGTACCGTTTCCGGGATGGTAACTTAAAAACTCCTGTAATACAGGATTTGTTTTTGTAACAACCAACATACCATCTTCAAAAATAACTGGCTCAACGATAGCATTGTCGTCTTGCTCGTCCTCAAATGGTGATGATTGGTTAGATGCGTATCTTAACGCTCTGTTTCTTTGACCGTCGAAATATAAAAGCGGTTTACGACGTGAGTTTCTAGAGTTTAGAATAAATGAGATAGGAGCTGTCCTACCTAATAGTCTGTAGGTTTTGTCCTTAAGGACGTTTTGTTTTTTCATTTGTATTTAATTTAAAATTTATAAAAAAGAAAGGGCTGAACCAACAGCCCCTTCCTTATTGATTGCTTCTTACTTGAATAAGAAGAAGTTGTTTGCACCTAAAGTACATAATGCACGCTCTGATAAGAAGTGTACATCCATAGCGTCTAAGTCGCTGTTTGAAGCACCACCAGCAGAACCAACTATCCAAGATTTCATCTTGCGGTCTTCAGCCTCACTAGCTCTGTAACGAACGTGTAGGAATGGACGCTTAGCGTTTTTACCCATTACTTGATCATAAACAGTAGTAGATCCAGCAGGAACTAATACACCCTCTACAGCACCACCTACGATACCACCACGCATTGTAGCGTCGTTTAGGTATTTCCAGTCAGACTTGTAGAAGTCATATCCTCTACGGAATCCGTTGAAACCTAGATTTAATGCCATGTCATCGTCGTTATCGAATAAACCGAAAGACGCACCTGAAGCACCAAAGTTGTTCTGAGCAGCTAACATATTGTCAATATCAAAAGACATTGCACGGTTAACGAAAAGAACATTCTCTTCGATAGCTCCTTGCTTATCAAGTAGAGCAACAATGTTGTCGATGTCTGGTAAACTGTCGATACCACCAGTTGCAGTGTTACCACCGTTCTCGATAGCGTAGAATAAACCTTCAGAACCTTTACGTCCAGCAAGGACAGCGCCTGAACCAGCCTCAGCAGGAACAGCTTCAATCATAGCAGTTTCTAGGTAATCCTCAAAACGTAGACGAGTTTCGTGCTCTGATTTTAAGTACCACAGGTATCCTGTAGCACCGTTCTCAGTAGTTACTTCTACCCATCCAATCTGAGCCATATCAGAACCGTTTACGCTGTACTTATCTTTGATGATAATCGGGCTGTTTTCCTTGATATCTGTTTGAGCCTCTAAAGAACCTTGCATTCCGTTTGTTCCTTTTTGGAACTCAGAACCGAAAACAAATAAATCAAACTCAGCAGATACATCACCAGCAGCGATACCATCAGCGTTGTAAAGTGCTACAACCACAGTGTTAGTGTCAACAGCAGTAACGATACCCTTATAAGATGAAGCAGCAGATGCGCGGTTAGATAAAAATACTGTTTGACCTACTCTTAATGCATGAGCGGTTGCGTTAACAGTTACACTGTTATCCCCTCCAGTTGCACTGTCAAGATCCACACCTTCGTACTTAATGTGTAGACGACCTTGCTCAGACCATTTGATAAGGTCAGATGTACATGGCATCTCTGCACCTACCATGCGTAGGAAAGATGATACTGTACGGTTACCGTAACGTTCGAATTCTTTTTCGTAAGTGTCAGGTAAATACTGATTTAAGAAGTTGAAATCAGAAATGTAGTTTGTAGATGTCGCCACCTGTGTTGGCGCTGGAGTTAAACTCACATTGCCGTTAATTGTTAAAGCCATAATAATTTTTTTTAGCGTTTTTTAATCTTTAAACCTCGTCCGCTATCGCTATCTATTGCTCGAATCTTAAGACCATTATTGGTGGTCATTTGTTGCGGTGTGCTACGAACATCCATATCTATATTTTTGGATGCCTTTACACTACCAACCACAGCATCTGCCTTACCCTTCTCATAGAAGTAATTAGCTAGTTTGTCTGGATTCATAGCAGCGTTTAGCGCTTTATGGTAACCAACAGGGTCAGTAATTAAACCATCCTCCCCAACATACTTGGAGATGAAATTGTTAATGTTAGACTGTACCTCCTTTGTCTTAGCAATATCACCAGGACTAAAAACAACCTTATCATCACCGATATTAAATTCAAAACCTTTGAAATCATCGGTAAATAACTCGTCTGTCTTCTTTTGGAAATACTCAGTCATCTTCTGATTTTCCTCTTGAATACTTTTGGACTTAGCCACATATTCCTTGTAAGCCTTGTAGTCCTCCGACTCTTCGATATTGGCTGATTCTCTAACCGACTCGGTAGGAACCTTGTATGCCTCCTTCAAATCATTGAAGTGCTTCTTAGCTTTAGCAAGCTCTTTTTTAAACGCGATCTTCTTAGCCTTTACCTCAGACTCATCGTCTAATTCTTCGTCGTAAGAGAACTTTTCGCTCATCAGATATTCAATATCTTCTTGGTCTAACTCATTCTCTACTTCAGCGTAGTAGTCACGTAATAATTTGTTAGGATCCATTTTATCGTAGTCTTCCTGTAACTTCATGAAGTCATCGATACCACGACCTGTCTCCTTTTTATACTTCAAGAAAGCAGACACATCTTCTGGTAACTCCTCGCTCTGCGTCTCTGGCGTAGCAAATAAGTCATCGATAGATGATACCTCTTTCTCGTATTTCTTTTTAATAAATGAAAGAACATCCTCCTCACTTAACTCTGAGGTCTGAGTTTCTGTATTGTCAACTTCGTTATTGACATTTTCATCAGCATTGTCAACGTCATTGTTGACTTCCTGCTCGTGTTGCTCAAGTAGTTGCTCCTCGACTTCCTGTACAGACTTTTGTCCAGGCCCTTCTACCTCTTTTACTTTAATATCCATATTTAATTTAATTTAATGCAAAAATAATTGTTTATTTAATACCTGTTTTAACGAGGCTCAAACTCCTCTAAACTAAAGCCATCCAACGTATCCTCGTTAGATTCAAAGTTAATAGGTGGTAAATCTTTCTTTCTTTGCTCGATTAACTTAGATTGCTGAGAGTTCTGTTTACTAATTCTATCATCCTTAGCCTTCTCCTTCATTTCTTCTCTCTTTACAATGGCTTCAGCATCAATCCCCCTAAGCTGCATATTCATCTCGAACTCTTTGTTCATAAGCTCTAGTTTGATAGCAGCCTCACCTCTTAGTTTTTCTACCTCGAACGCAGCCTCAGCCTGTGCTATTTGTAGCTTAGATTGAGTCTCTAACTGAACCTTCTGTGCAGCAGCCTCAGCAGCTAATTGTTGACTCTGTAGCTGACCTTGCTGTTGCATCATCATCTTTTGTTGCTCAAATTCTCTAGCACTCTTCTCTCTCTTCTTCTTCTTTATCTTTAGAAGTTGGTTGGCAAGTCTTACGTTTCTAACCTCTCTAATATCAATAGCATCATCAAGATCAATGTTACCTCTAGATAATGCTACCTGTATGTTATTCTCTAATTGTTGCTTCTCTTCCTCATCTGGAGCCATCTCTATAAAGATACCAAAGTCATAAATATGAAGCCCCTTAATCTCATCTAGAAGGTCTACATTATGTTTACCAATCTGCATAACAAACTCCTCCTTAAACGGATGGTACTCTAATGCGTCTGATATTCTACATGATAACGCCACAGATAAGTCTCTTGTGATATCTAGTAACCCATCTAATATGTGTCTAGTAGCGGTATTAGAATTCAATGCAGCAAGCTTCTGTACACCCACCAATGCATCTGGATCAGGCATAGAACCATCTCTAGCCTCGTTTAATCCTGTTACATCTCTAAGCATTTGCATATAGTGATTGTAACTACCAATCAAACTACCAATTTTACCCTGTGCACTATTCTTTGATAGTTCTTGGATTGGAACCCTAGCATTATTGAATTCACCGTCTTGAGTAAAACTTCTACCTATAACAGAACCTGTTTGAAAGTAAAGCCTTAACGCATCTTCAGGATTGTATGCTGCACCATTACCTAGGTCTACCTCATTTAAACCATCCGCATCAATGAACACCCCGTCTGGAACTACTCTTTGTATTACCTGTTGTAGTTTTAGGTGAGTCATCTGAATCAAGTCTGCAAAAGGAATCATTCTCCTTAGCAATGACTCAATGTTACCTTTATACATTCTAGGTGCACACGCAACATAGTTAGGGTAAGCATTCTGTGATGCCGACTTAGGTCTAACCATGTTCTTAGCTAAATCCCATTTTAGTATGATATTAGTACCCATCACCATAACACCTTCATACCAAACCTCTTCCTTGCGCTCTATCTTCTCAAAACCTCTCTCCTCAGCCATTTCTGTAGGAGGATTAAAGTTATCGTCTTTCTCAATCACCTTATCACCCTTCTTCTTGTATACAAGTTTTTTAGTAGTCTTGTAGTTAAAATAAAGAAGCGTAACGCTATCGTTATTGAATAATGAGTTGTCGTAGTACTGGTATGAATTAAAGTAGTTGTGCCAGTCCTGACTATACTTAGCTATCTTTTCTAGGTCATCGTTATTAATGGTTGGATCAATCTTAACAACCTCAGTAATAGGCACTGTCTTAACCTCACCCCAATAAAAACAGTCCTTAAAGTTTGGATCCTCAGTATAACTATACACAACATTAGCAGGGTCTACATACTCAGCAGACACACCTGACCCTTTCTTAAACTCATGCTTAACCATACCTACACCTAGTGTAGTGATATCATACAGCACTCGCTTCTTAGTATCCTCAAAGTAATTCTCTGATAACACAGTATTTATAACAGATTCCTCAGCAAGCTCTACCGCTGATTTATAGTTAAGCTCCATATGAAGCTTTAACTCCTCATCTGTTTCAGGTAATTCTTTTGGGTCAGTATTAAACGCATCAACACCTAGGTTTTCTTGAATCTTCATTAATAGATCCTTAGATACCATATCCTCCTCTATAGCCTCCATATACTCGTTTCTCTTCTTTATAGAAGTAGAATCCTGAGCATATGCCTTAACCTTAAAAAGTCTTTCCGACATTCCATTTACAACAATATCAATGAACTTTGGAAGTATTGGAACCGGAGTCCAATCTAGGTTCATGAAGGAAAGATCACCGTCGACAGACATCTCGTTCTTATACTTACCTATAGGTTGTTCCGCCCTAGCGTATAATCTTAACTTATGGAAGTTATCCCATTGGTTATAAAACTTAGAACCACCATTATCTTTTTTAAACCACTCATACTGAATGGCTTGACCAATTCTTAATCCAAACTCTTTTGTATTCTTTTCAGAGTCAGATACATATTGGCTAGGAAATGATGATTTATTGATAGATATTTTTACTTCCTTCATCTGATTATTTCGCTAAATCTTCCTTTATTGTTGTATCTCGCAAAGTTAATGCTTATTTTGTTATTTCTTTCAACGGACTTTACCTCACTCCTTTGCGTAGCCATGATAGCAAGACCCGAACTTATGGATGCATCGAACTTAGTTCTGTTATTTATGTCAAATCTCGCCCAATCTTGCAATGTTCTAACAAAAGGCATATTACCCATTTCATCCGAAGGTCTGTAAGTCCCCTCAGTATCAATGCCTACATACTTTTCTATGTACGTCTCAATAGCCTCTGCGTGAGCCTGTTTTACTGCCTCAGATGTGTTAGGTATACCACCCAGCTCTTTCTCTGTACCAGAGAGCTTCCTATTAGGTTTATCAGGTCTATTCATAGAATACTTCCTGTAACCTCTATTCTTAAAATGATACAGTAGACGTGGTTTATTGTTTTCTGCAAGTATTGGCATACCATAAAACACACACGCCATCAATACATCCTCAAAGAATATCTCTGCAGTTTGAGGTCTTGCAACATATTCCAAAAAGAACTGGTTTACAGGAGCATCCTCCATATGATACTTAGTCAGACCATGTAAAGCACCGTTAGAACCTATACCGCCTACAGTACCTGATATGTCATATGAGTCACATCCGAACACACCAATATGCTCGTTTCCAGGAGCGTAACCTCTTCCTGTTGATATCCTTTTATTTTGCAATTCTTTTTTTGGTATCCATGATACAAGAAATCTACCTCGATTATCTGGAACCCAAACAACCTCAGTATCCTTTTTACCATCTTTCCAATGAAAACTACCCCTTGTTACCACACGATCCTTTAACATACCCTCGTTATAATCTATTTGCTGGTATATCTTCGTTAGATTAAACAAAGAAGACTTACTCTCATCCCTGAATGCATGAGACTCTGTTCTTGGAAACTGTCTGTAGTATTCATTTAATGCATCCGCATCATTCTTTAAACTCTCTACTTCATTATTCCAATAATCTACAGCACCTTGAGTTATAAGGTCGCCATACACATCATATACCTTCTTAGTCGGTGTGTCTATTACGGGCATACCGTATCTATCTATAAAACCTTCTAAATTCCATTCCATAGGAATAAACAATGAATACAATCCACTCTTTGTTTGACCGTTGGCGTTACGTACATTGATATCTGAATCGTAGTATAGCTTCTTAAAATTATCACCACCTTTTTCCAACGCATTACAGGTAGACCCCATCAAACACTTGCCTATAATACGCTTACCTAATCGTAAACACGTCTTTGTAACACGCCAGTTATTTAGTATGTTATTAGGTTTCAGCCATTTACCGCTTTCATCCTGAACTAATAACAACAACTTTTCACCATCGTAAGAGTTATCATCCGTATTCTTCCAATCAATAGTAGTATCTAAACCATCCATATCATTGGATAGTTCGTGCATATTCTTCTTAGTAATCTTTGACGCTGGCACACGATAAGCTAATTCTGTCTTAGGTTTATCCATACCATCCTGTACTGGCTTGAAGAAGAATGGGTAATTACTAGATATAGGAACTACCTTGTCCGTAAACATCTTCTTAGCATCGTTACCTGTCTTAGAAAGTATTCCAACACGCGCATCCTTTGCAAGTGTAGCTGTGTTCACCGTCTCTGATGAGGACATAAAAGAAAACCCAGAACGACGTATCTTAAGATACACCATTCCAAAGCATCTATTATCAGCCTTACACGCCTCCCAATATAAAAAGAATATCCTATTTGCTTCCCTGAAGTCGGGATGTCCTACATCTATCTTAGTCCATTGTAGGTACATATAATGAGTCCCTGTTACATACGTAGGTTTTCCATTGTTGTAGAACCAAAAACCATTCTCACGACGATCAAACTCATTCTCTATATAATCAACCCATCTAGACTTAAATTCTTTAGGAGCTTCATTCCATTGAAATATAGAACGTATTTTCTCTAGCTGTTTAGGGTATTCAAAAGGCTCCCAATACTGATCCTCCTTCTTTTTACTTCTTTTGTGTATGGTCTTAGGTTGTAGTGGAAGCCCTATTTTTAAACCATTTATTTCAATAATATCGCCAAGAGTACCGTCCTTTGAAATTATTACAATGTCATAATCCTTATTGTAACCATATTCAAAAGACTTCGCTTTGTTTTTTACTCCCTTTACATGATTAGGGATTATGTTATTTAGCCCTTCTTTCAGCAAAACTATTCATATCTTTATCGTCATCACTATTATTTAACAATGACTTCTCAGCCTCTATTCTATTCAATATCTCAAAAGCATCGAATATAGCAAGCTTCTTACTAGCAGCAGCGTTTTTCAACCTATCAGCAGCAATATCAGGAGACAGGTCATCCATATCCTTCTTGATGATACTTTCCTTAGCTACCTTGATAAGCTCTTTAACAGCCTTCTCTGCTGCCTTAATAATCTCTAATTTTATCTCCTCTGAATTCATTACAACTTCATTGTTATCATATGAGTCATTACTCGATAAAGCTTCTCTCCATTAACCTTAAACTCATACTCACTGTTAGGTTTAAATGAAACAGTGTCACCAGCCTTTATTCCTTGTTCTTCTAATACCCTGTTACTATACTTCATCTTACCAACAAGCGGCTGCTCATTTCCGTGGTAGTCTAAATAGAACTCACCCTTCTCTACAGGCTGAACAAAACAATACCTATCTCTAGCGAACCATTTGTCACCTGAGTTATACATAAAGTATTGATCGTCATCTATAAGAAACAAGTCATCAAACAAAAAACTCTTACCGCTTTTTTGCCTTCCTTTCATGTCATAGTAATACTTGAACACATTGTGGTGAACCAACAATATATCACCCTCCTTAACAGGACCAGGGTATGCAATAGGTGTAGATACAACCTTTGCAAATCTATTAGACACAGTATGATCCTCCTGAGATGTGCTTGTTATAAAATCTATCCCAGATATTTTTTTCACATTGTCGTATCTCCTGTCATTGACAGGCTTCACTATAAAACTATAAGGTGACTTCATTAAAAGTTTATGTTGTACTCTATAGTAACTGGTACGTTCCTATTGAAACTCTTCCATAAAAGTATCTCTCCATTACCCTCTATCCATATAGCGTAAGAAGAATCATCTGTGTTATACTTTATAAGATGAATAGAATAAGAACCTCCAAGAACCTCTTGACCTACAACATAGTGCATACAAGAAGTTTTGTAGTCAGTTCCTACTGATATTTTTCTAATATCACTCACCTTCCTGTTCAGTTATTTCTCCTGTCTCAATATTAACATTGACACTTCCATACTCCTCTAACAAAGTTTTTTGAATATCAGACATCTTCTGATCAACCTGAGCTAACTGAGCAATAAGTCTTTGTTTCGTAAACTCTAAAGTACCAACCTCAGAAGTCAACTCTCTAGTCTGAGCAATAACTTCTTGTAACTCTTTTAACTGTTCTTCTTTGATTTGTTTCATTTTGATTTAATTTATAACACAAATATAGTAAAAAAATATTACTACTCTTCTTCATCAAAAGAAGCCCCTATAGTCATAGTAACAGAAGTAGGGTTTTCTTTCTCGTTTATTTGATTTTTAATATTGTTTTCAATATCTAAAACCCGTTCTGCGCCTAAAGCGGTTTTTACCCACGTAGCTACCTGGTCATTTGTAAGAGAACTAAAATCTGTAAAGTTTTCTATATTATCAGTGTTTAATACCTGTGTCCCGATAAAATAACCTATTACAGCTGTTTCATTGTGTTCACCTGATACTTGGTAATGTACATTGTACACTACATCTGTTTTACCCTCTTTTGTTGGGTATACATCTACCGTTCGGCAGTTCCATTCGTATGTTATCATTTTTGTAATTGTTTTATGCTCATTTCTAATAATTCTATTCTATCAATAGCTTCTTGCAATGCGGCTGTTAACAAAGGAACTAACTTAGATTGATCTATTCCTTGGTACTTAGGATTTCCATTGTTATCTACCTCATCTTTTTCTCCAACCACTGCTTCAGGGATTATATCCTGCACCTCGTGAGCTATAAATCCATCTACTTTTATTTCAGGTCTGTTTATAAAGTTAAAGCTAACTGGATTCAGTCTTTTTAATTTATTAGAAGCTTCATTTATTGCTACTACGTTTTCTTTTAATCTGTAATCCGACGACGTATTGTAGCTGGTAGAGAATCCATTATAAAATATACTACCTATATTAGATCCGCCATTATCTAAAAAGTTTATAAGCCCTGCCCCAGCAAAAGGATCGGGATTTACTTGGACAGTCATAGCTGTCTCTAGTTGTGTTGTTTCTCTAACGTGCAACTTAGTGCTAGGAGTTGTAGTTCCTATTCCTACTCTTTCGCTAGTGTCTATCGTCATAGTTCTAGTAGCGTCTCTTGCTATAGATATACAATCGTTCAGGGTATTGTTTGTCACGCCCCCTATTTCAATAGTGCTACTACTGTCATCATAGGAATAATGTGCCCCAAAAGCAGTATTACTAGGATCCTCTATTTTTAACCCATCAGTATTGCTTGTGCCTATTCCTCCTATAGTTAACTTTTGGCTGGGATTAGTAGTTCCTATTCCTACGTTACCAGAATTAAAGTCCCCTTGTATTAATGGCGTAGCATTAACATTCGCTTGCTTAACTATAAATTGGTTTGCTAAAGCGTTGTCCTTACCAGCTTGATAACCTATGGCTACTAAGTCATTGCCTGTATTACCTCTACCTGCTTCGTAGCCTAAAGCCGTTTGGTTTGCACCTGTGTTAGACCGACCTGCAAAATAACCTAAAGAAGTTTGGTTTGCACCAATATTTCCTTGTCCACTATAATAACCTACTGCGGTTTGATTTGCACCTGTGTTTGCGTTTCCAGAAAAAAGTCCTACTGCCACTTGCCCAAAAGCATTATTGTTAAGTCCTGCGTAAAAACCAAAAGCAGTTTGTCGGTCACCTGTATTACCTCGTCCTGCTAAAAAACCTACTGCAGTTTGAAGGTCTGCAGTATTATCTTTACCTGCTTCGTGTCCTAAAGCCGTTTGGTTTGAGCCAATATTATCTTGTCCTGCTTCGTAGCCTATTGCTATTTGATTTGAGCCTGTGTTTTGATAACCTGCAAAATATCCTAAAGAAGTTTGGTTTGCACCACTATTATCCCTACCTGCTAAATAACCTAGTGCAGTTTGGTTTGCACCAATATTATCTCGCCCTGCTTCGTACCCTATTGCTACTTGGTTATCTCCAGTAGCAAGATATGCCGCCCTAAAACCTACTCCAACAGCATTATTTGCAGTTGCTTGTGAGCCACTCTCACGTCCTATAAAGACAGAAAGTGAAGAAGAAGATAACCTTCCAGCAAACAGCCCTAAAGCAGTTAAACTACTACCAGCCGACCCTCTCCCTGCCTCATAACCTATACAAGTTTGATTTATTCCTGTGGTATCAAGCCCTGCCCTATAACCTACTGCCGTTTGTCCTCCACCTGTACCACCTGCATCTGTACCAATTATAACCCTGTCACTCCCATCATTAAGGTCTAGTGTGCCTGTTATCTTTGTGTTGCCGTTTACGTCTAAAGCAGTAGCAGGACTTGTAGTTCCTATTCCTACGTTGCCAGAGGAGTTAATACGCATCAGTTCAGAACTGTTATAAGAAAATACAGTCGCACCTATATTTGAATCATGGTTTAAAAAGATATTACTACCGTCAGCACTAAGCTCAATTGTACCATTTCCAGTATTACTAACTATGGCATTAGGACCAAAAATAAGATTAGATTTTGATGTATTAAGAGTTAACATAGGAACAGATGATCCATATATACCTCTTATATTTAAGCCAGATGAATCTTTTAAATTTATATCACCTTCTATATCAAGTTCTCTAACTGGGCTTGTAGTACCTATTCCTACGTTACCATTGCCATCAACAGTCATTCTTCTTTGACCGTTTGTATTTAAAGAAACACCCCCTGTAGATATTAATTGAACCTCACCTTTAGTTGACCCGTCGCCTGTACTAATAGTCCTTATATGAAAATCCCCTCCTGAATTTCCATAAGACGAAATAAACTTATCTGCACTCCAAGTGTTAGTGTCTATATGTATACCTCTAGCTGCCGCGTCAATTTCTGAGGGTAATCTTAATCTTAAAGAACCAGCTACATCGAGCTTAACGTCTGGACTACTAGAGCCTATTCCTAAGTTTCCAGAATTATCTAAATACATTTGTCTGTAATTAGTTAAATCATAGGTGTCTCCGTCACTTCCTCCTGATGGTATCATATACCATGAAAAACCAAGGTGCAAGTTAGATGTAAAAGCTCTAGCTTCAGTTGAGCCTCTTGGCTTTGTCCAATTAGTTCCGTTAAAGAAAAGGTTATTGGTTAGCCAAGTTCCGTAGCCAGCAACGGGATTAGCCCTGCTTGTACCTTGAAGAAATCCTCCAGTCCCTGTAATTCCGCCTGCATTATTTAAGTCTATATAATTATTACCTCCTTTTATTTTAATATTACCTGCTACATCAAGTTTTTCAGTAGGCGAGGTTGTTCCTATTCCTACGTTACCGGATGAATCAATGCGCATTTTTTCACTACCGGCAAAGGCTGAACCTCCAGTAGCTCTTGTTCTAAAAGTTAATCCATCTCCGGCAGATGCTATTATACTTTTTGAACTATCATTTGCAAAAG